TTGTCTCTTGTTTAGATATTCTCTGTCACCCTCCTCTACTAGAGGTGGATTTTCAACATCCATGAATGTTACAGAACGGTCGACATTTTCACGATTTACATCTTTGTCAAATACACGTTCTCTGTCATTTCCTTTTAGTTTTCTAGGTAACATTATTTGGTTTCTTCCTCAATTTTCTTAGTTACATCTTCATAGTATACAACGACTTCACCCAGTTCTCTGATGTATCGTCTTAGTTCTTGCATGTTTGTTGACATGACTTTATAATCACCTACAGACGTTGCAACAAATACAATGTCTCCTTTGTTCTGTTCCTTCATAGTATCTAGGAACCTATCAAGGTAAGTGTAACCTTGAGGCCAATCGGGATTCTCTCTGTCTTCTTGTATACATTCCTTTGGTCTCTTCATAGAACCATCATCTTGTAGTCTCTTGATACAAGGGTTTACTATACGTGCCTCAGACACCACAAACCATTTAGGTGGTGTGAGTTGTAAAGGTCTTGGTAGTTCGGGTTGAATGATATCTATCTCTAATGGTTTAGATACAATCTCTACTTGTTTGGTTGGTAGTAGAGAACACCCTGTAAAGATACTAGTCGTTAGTATCAGAATTCCTAAGTTCTTTAGTGTCATTCTCTATCTCCTTAAATACTTCTGCAGTTCCATTATTAAATCGGGTTTCCATCAACCCTGGCTTCACTAATGCAAGTTTATCAAAGTTGTGTTTAGAGAATATCTCTAGATACCTAGCTTTGTCTGCCTCGATTTCGTTATTTCGTTTTTGTAAGTTACCTAATGCTTTACCCTGTCTCTCATATGATTCTTGTAGGGCAACCATGGTCTGTTTCTGTTCTTCGACTGCAGTTTCTAATTTATAGTTGTTTGCAGTGAGTGTTTGATTCTCATTATATAAGTACCATGAACCTAATCCTAGTACTAGTATAATTGCAATGAAAAATTGATTCATTTATACGTCCTCTATGATATAGTTCAAACCCGATGATGACCTATATTCTATCACTTTGTTATTCTCATCTCTAAACTTGAGATGTTTCTCCTTTTGAATGAGAACCTTTTTTGTTATATAAGTTCTATCATCGTTATCTCCATACTCGGAATTAAACGATACTGTTATCTTATATCGGGTTGCAAAAAGACTCTTCACCCATATCCATAATTTATCCATATGAGTATTTATACTTCTTTTCTTAGGTCTTTTAGTTTGTCGATTGTTCTTTCTGCAGTGGTGTGAAGGATACCGATTCCTCCTGCTTTCTCCCATGCCTCGATGTTCTCTAGTCTATCATCAACAAGTACATAACCCTTGTTTGCAAATGCAGCTTTCTGTTTACCACCCATAGTGCAAGTAACTACCACACAAGGGTCAACATGTTTTCTAATCCACTCGTTCTTGTCATAGACAACTAGTTCTCTGTTGACCTTACCAGCTGCAGTTAGTATCTCCCACGGTAATTCACAGTGTTTGACATATGCAATCAAGTCATACATGTCACTCATAGGTTCTAGTTTTGCAAACAGTCTTTTGTTTGTTAGTTCTTCCTTTCTTAGGTCGTACTCATTGTGACCATATGCATCATTAGTCAATGCATGACCAATCATCTCGGGTTTTGCAACTCCACTGAGGAAGTCTGCAAGTACTCCATCCATATCTAGAAAGATTCTTTTCACGTTTTTCATTTCTTTTTCCATACTGTTATAATAACAGAAAACACTACCCATTGTCAAGTGGAATCTTGGTTATTTTACTTAGATTACACATGAATATCCACCTTGTTTCATCCGTATCATTACGATAAGAATGAAAGGGTCTTTCCCCGTCTATACCCATCCAATAACCACAATTGACTGACCATGGGTCTTGTTGACCTCCTATACCTCTAGTCTTTTGTGGGTTCATCTCATCAAAAAATAGTGTTCCGTCACCATCAGTAGGATGTAAGTATATAATAAGTGTATGTAGTTTTCTTGGAGTGTCTTGATGCACTCCATATCTGCAATGAGGTGGTGTTGTTTGTAACTCACCATTAATTGTGTAGTGTGACTCACCCCTATCATGTTTGACCATGATACTTTCTTCATGGTTTTGAAAATAGTCTGTAGCGAAATCATGTGCAGACTGTATGATAGGGTAACGTTCCTTATGGTATACACCTAACTGGTCACTACATGGTCTGTTTTGACCATCAATAATCTTAGTTAAGGGAACTGTCTTTAGTTGGTCGGGTTTGGGTGGGTTTTGGATAATCTCAAGTAAACCTTCTAGAATATCTTGTGGAAAAAAATTAGTTAAACGGATACCATATTCAAATCTTTCTTCTTTCATGACTTAAATTGTACACTGACACCACAACCACATGCAGACTGTTCATTTGGGTTTAGGAATTTAAAAAACTCGTTTAACCCTTCTTTGACGTAATCTAAAGTCATACCATTTAAGAATGGTCGACTGTTTTCGTCTATGACAAAGGAGAACTTACCGTAATCAATTACTTCATCCCCTTCTCTTAAGATGTCTTCTGCAAAGATATATTCATATCCAGCACAACCACCACCTGTCACACCAAGTCTGATTCTAGGAACATTACGTTCTACTAGTTTCTGAATTGCAGTGTCGGTGACTTCTATCATTTTTCTTCTATGTCATCGTCATGTAGTGTGTAACCACAGAAGATGCAAAACATTGGTTCATATTCTAATCCTTCCATGTTATGTTTAACTTGAAATTGTCCTTCACACTCTGAACATACTATATCTAGATTTTGATTATCAGCCATTATCTATCTCCATATCTGGCAATACCATGGATACAAAATTGTCCCATGATTTGGGTTTACCGTCAATTAACATGACGGGTAGTTCTTTTCTGTTATATTTCTTTAACACATCCTGTGCAAGTCTAAAGTCTTCACCTAAACGATACACTCGGACTTCATGTTCCGATATGTCTAGTGTCTTTGTCAAGTGTTCTGACCTCATGGACATTGCACTATCATCTACGTAAAGTAATACTTGCATTAGAATTTAAAAGCTAGTAGTAAAAAAATACCAAATAAAAATAAGTTTGTAAATAGTAATAACAATCCTAAGATAGTGTGATACCACACCCATCTTGTCCTATATGCATTATCTATCGTGAGTTCTTCGGGGTCTGCATCGGGATTCTCTTCGATGTGTTTCTTTACTATGTCTTCTTCTTTACCCCAAAAAATGTCATACCATGTCATACTATTCTCCTTATCAGTCGTTCAAGGTTTCTCCTATGAACCTACCAATAGTGTCAATTTCTTCTTCTGATAACATAGCTGCCTGGGCCCACATTGTGGAACTCATTGCACCTACGGTACCCCTGTTCTTATAAGTCGTCAATCTATCTACTATGTAATCAGATGACCGACCTGCAAGTTTTGGAAAGACTGCCATACCTTGTCCCTCCATTCCATGACAAGCTGCACAACCTGCCCATAAACTTCTGATAGAACTAAATTCATCTGCAGATGCAAGTTCTTGTTTTGCACGTTCTATCTCTGATGGTGTACCGTATATAGAAACATACTCTTCATAACATTCTCCTGTACATGAAGTGTTTCGTGGGTAACCACTGTATTCTAGGTTGTTGTATGCTAATGCAATAGTCCCAACCATCATTAAACAAATACTAAATATATATCCTTTCATAGTGTAAAGTCCTTAAATGTGTCATCACTAACATCTTGTTTTATTCCACCAATTACATAAGACTCAATCTCTGTCTCTTGTGGTGCATTCTGTAATGATTTACTTCTCAACCAGTGTTCTGTCCATGGTAGTGGATTAGTTGTTGCTGGTATATCATATATAGGTTTTAAACCTATTCCCTTAAGTCTTCTATTTGCAATCCACTCTACGTATTTACCTAACAATGGTGCAGATAGACCAATCATACTTCCCTTCTCGAATAAGAACTCTGCCCACTCTTTCTCTTGGTCGACTGCATCTCTGAACATTTTATACACTTCTTCTTCAGTGTCTTTTATGACCTTAGTCATAATCTTGTCGTTCTCATGTTTCTGCCAGTTCTTGATGATGTGTGTAGACACTGCAAGATGTTGTGCTTCATCCCTTGCAATGAATGATATAATCTTTGCACTCCCTTCCATTAGTTTGAGTTCACCGAATCCAAATGTACATGCAAACGACACATAGAATCTGATACCCTCTAAGATGTTCACTGACATCATTGCAAGGTACAATGCTTTGTATAACTCATACTCATCTACTTTAAGACCTAGTAATTTACGTCTACCAATCTCGATAAACTTGTCATATCTTTCTGTAACTGCCTCTGCACGTTTTAGGATAGCAGGTTCATCTACGATAGTGTCAAACACTTCACTTGGATTTGCATATAGATTCTTTACCATGTGAGTGTAAGAACGTGAATGGATAGTTTCCATAAAGTCCCATGTCACCATTGCACCCTCCAACTCGGGAAGTGTAACAAATGGTAAGAATGCAATAGCAGGGCCTCTACCCTGTACTGAATCTAGTAATGTTTGATATCTTAAGTTTGATGTAAAGATATGTTTCTGTGCTTCATTTAGTGATTGAAAGTCATTTCTATCTTTCTGTAGAGACACCTCTTCGGGTCTCCAAAAGTATCCTAACTGTGTTTGTGTTAGTTTATCAAATACTGGATATTTGAACTCGTCAAATCTTTGTGTGTTCAATGGTTCACCAAAGAACATCTTCTCCTTTGTGAAGTCTACCTTATTTCTGTTGAATATTGTCAATTTCTTTTACCTCTGCGTGTGTGTCGTGTGGGGGGTTACATTTACTTTTTAGTGTAGTGTTTGGAAAACTAATCGGATAGTCGTTTGGTATGTGTGCAAACTCGGGTTGCACTTCTAACTTAGACACATATATTTTCCTATCTTCTGACTGTCTACTGTAGTCTTCATAGAAACTGTCCCTACCATCATACTTGACTTGGGGTGCCATCTGATATACTTTACCGTTTTCATTTACCCAATGACAAAATATATGATACGAGTAATCTCCTACTAATCTGTCTCTCCAATGAAATACATTTGGCCCTTGATACACCATCACATCTCCCACTTCTAGTGATATGGGTACCAAACCTTTTATCTGTTTTCTTTTGTTTATTGATAGACCTTGAGTGTTTTTCCACACTACATCCTCATGTCTTAATCCTAAACCTGACTCTGTCATACCTTCTGTTGAATATTGTTCTCTGAGTTGGTCATCGTTCAATGCATTTACTCTACCATCTACCCATATATTCCATGGTTTACCAAAATCAGTTTTAAAATCCATGGGTGCAGTGAAACTAATCTCACATGCTGGTCTATCAGAGTGTACTTTCATATATCCATTACGATGATACTTACGTGAATATGCATAAGTTCTGACTAAGTCGATACCTAACACCTCTTCTAATTTGGGTGTTGCCCAGTCTTGAAGTGCAGTTGCCCATGGTGCATTGTCCAAAGGTGACTCTGAAGTGTTATGTGTATCACGGGGTGAATTAGACCCTGTATCATATTCTACATGTTTAGGGATACTTGTGTTGATTTGGTGACTGTTCTCCCATCTAGTCCATGTAGACTTCACCATTTGAATAACGTCTTTTGGTATAAAGTTCTTAAGAACAACATACCCATTACTCATGAATTGTAATCCATCTTTAGTTACATATTGTGTTGGAGACGGTTTACCGTTAGAATACTTTGAATCTATTGTAAAGTCTGCTTTACTTATATCGCGCATGCGTCACAGTCCTCCTCATCACCACCTGCCGTATCTATCATCGGGGGTATATATTCATTCATTGCAGAGTTCTCATCTACAATCTCAACCTCATCAGTTTTACCATCCATGGTGTTCTGATAGTATGAAGTCTTCCACCCATATTTATATGTATTAAGTAAGTCTCTTGCCATAACAGACACAGGAACTTCATTATTTTCATAGTTCTCGGGATTATACGACCAGTTACCACTGATTCCTTGGTCAAAGAACTTCTGCATTACTGCAACAATATTGATATATCCGTTGTTATCTTTCATGTCCCATAAGAGTGTGTAAAAGTTCTTTAACACTGCATACTGAGGTACAATCTGTTTAAGAGGGCCTTTCTTACTCTTCTTAACACTTAAGTGGTCTCTAGGTGGTTCTACCCCATTGGTTGCATTAGACACTACTGAGGAACTCTCAGAAGGCATCTGTGCAGTGAGTGTACTGTGTCTTAGACCATGTTCTTTGATATCCTTTCTTAGTTTGTCCCAGTCTTGTTTATATACTGGTTTGACCAATTCGTCTACCTCTTTCTTGTATGTGTCGATAGGTAGTAGTCCTTGACTGTATTTTGTTCTATCATAGTAATCACATGCACCCTTGACTTTTGCAAGGTTATTAGATGACTTCAATAGATTGTACTGGAATGACTCTGTCAAATCATGTACAAGTCTCCATGCTTCGGGGTCTTCATACTTTACCTTGTTCTTTGCAAGGAAGTGTGCAAGACCAATGTAACCTATACCCAATGACCTACGTGCAAGTGTTGACCTCTCTGCAGCTGGTACAGGATACTCTTGATAGTCAATCAACTCTTCTAGTCCTCTGACTGCAAGGTCACACAACTCTTCCATCTCTTCTTCTTTGACAATACCTACGTTGATTGCACTTAAAATACACAATGCAATCTCACCCTTACCATCGATATGTTGGATAGGGTCTGTTGGTAGTGTAATCTCTTGACATAGATTACTCATGTTTACTTTATCAGTAAATGATGAGTGTGTATTACTATGGTCAATGTTCATGATGTATATTCTACCTGTCTCTGCACGTTCTTTCAACATACTACCAAACAAGTCTCTTGCACTTACTGTTGTCTTAGGGATAGAATACGCTCTTTCGTACTTCTCGTATAACTCATCAAACCCATCTGTACCAAATGACTCGTACAAGCCAGGGACATCATGAGGACTAAACAAACTGATGTTCTCATTCTTTAAAAACCTCTCATAAAATAATTTACTTAACTGAATACTATAGTCTAATTTTCTGACTCTGTTGTCTTCAGTACCTTTGTTGTTCTTCAACACTAAGATGTCTTCTATTTCTTGGTGCCATATAGGAAAGTGTACTGTTGCACTACCACCACGTACACCATTCTGTGTACAACATCTTACTGTAGATTCAAATTTCTTTAGGAAAGGTATTACACCTGTGTGTTGTACCTCACCTCCTCTAATCTTAGTACCAATACCTCTGATTCGACCTGCGTTGATTCCAATACCAGCTCTCTGTGCAACGTATCTACCGATTGCCATATCAGAACTAAAAATAGAATCAAGTGTGTCATCTGTATCTACTAGAACACAAGATGCAAACTGTTTCAAAGGTGTTCTTACACCTGCCATGATTGGTGTTGGAATACTAATCTTAAATTTAGATATTGCATTATAATATCTACGTACAGTATCTAACCTATCACCTAGTTCTCCTCCGTAATCCTTGAATAGAGTCATTGCAATCAACATGTACATGAATTGTGGTGTCTCATACATTTCATCTGAACTTCTATCTTGTAATAGGTATTTGTCTACTACTTGTCTTAGACCTGCGTATGTGAAGTTCAAGTCTCTAGAGTGTCTAATCATACCGTTGAGTTTCTCTAGTTCTTCTACAGTGTAGAAATTCAATATGTTTTTATCGTATACACCTCTCTCTATATTCTTGTCTATCATCTCTGATAGTGTAGGATAGATGTCGTCATGTGACCACTTAGTACCGAAAACTCTTTTCTGAATAGAGAACAGTAACAGTCTTGATGCAACTTGTTGATAGTTTGGTGAGTCTAATGATATCAAATCGGATGCAGACTTGATTAGAATGTTTTGAATGTCATTTGTTGTGATGCCATCAAAGAATTGTAGTCCACTGTTCATTTCAATCAATGACTCTGATACACCTGTAATGTTCTTGGTTGCAGCTTCAACCATTTTGTGTATTTTATCTAGTTCAATTGGTGTGGTCTTACCACTTCTTTTTATTACTTTTAACTGGTCATTCATTTCCCACTCCACTTAAGGTAACACCAAACCACGGGTATTACTATTAAACATCCTACTACTATATTTAATGTCATCCATAGTGGGAAGTCTACAATCCCACCTAGTCCATCAGATAATGCATTTCCTAACATTGCACCAAATAATGCACCGTTTACTCCATTACCACTTAATTTTTTATCTATATCTATTCCTAATATTGCACATGCAGCTAACACTCCATTATCAATAATTCCAAATACCAACCCCTCTAACATTTATACTCCTTCAGTTTCAATTTTGCCTGTAATCCCGAATGTGTGTTGTTCTTTATTGTTTCTACAATTTGGTCAACACTCAATCCACCTCTCACCATATCATTGATGTCCTTTAATCCCTTGACTTGTTTAGTATTCCAAATGCACACACTCCACCCATCATCAATGACTGAGTTTATCTTCTTTAGGATTTGTGTATTGCGTGGTTCGTTGTCATATATTAGGATTGCATTATTCTTCAATTTATTATCTAGTTTAGTAAAATCACTACCACCTACAGCAATACTGTTTGGTAGGAAAAGACTATCTATCGGGCCTTCTGTTACGAAGACTGTCTTCTTTGTGTCCACTTTGTCAATGTTGTATATTAACGGGGTCTCCTCATCAAACCTCATGGTGAGGTATCTGAGTTTACTGTCATTTGTTGCACGTCCAGTGAGTCCTATGAGTTTACCATCTTTATAGAATGGTAACACTACTCTAGGGTCTGAACCTAGTACCCTATCTTTGTATTTGGGGTGTACCTCTGCAAGTTTTTGACTACTATCGATATAGTATATTTCACTTGTCTCGGGTATCATCCTATCAGATAGATACTTTGAAGATACATCGACCTTCCATGCGTCTTCACATATTTTGTGGACAGTAGTATTTAGAAGATTAGTTTGTGGAGTGAACCTAAATTTGTGACTTGGTAACATTTTTTGTGGTCTTTTTTTACCACGTCCTGTTTCCTTCAACCACTCTTTGAGATACTCTTTGTGTGTCTCTGCAAAGTTCTCTTTTATGAAGTTTATACTTGACTTAGATACACCACAATTGTGACATTTGTAGATATACGATTGTTCAACCACGAAGTGATAACCACGTGCTTTGTAGGAATTTGTCTCGGAATCACCACAGTAAGGACAAGAATGGTTTAGTAATGTATCATTCTTCCATTTACTATTGGGTAGATAAGCGAGAACCATATTCAAGTATTTTCTCTCTAACCACAATGTCATAATATATTAAGTATAACAGATTAACTGTTTTTTGTAAAGTCACTTATTCTTTCTTTTGGTACTAATAATGAGGTTTTTTTCTTGATTACGGGTCTTGGGTGTGAACCTGCTGGATTTGCAAGTAATCCTGTTGCAGTTATGAGTAATAATACTGCAAGAGGGTCAAACACAAATATAATTGCATATATGACCCACCTTACTGCATTGTCTAGATAGTCTTTGGCATTCTCTTGTCCGTATATTACTTCTGCAACATACTTGATAGGGCCAATCTCACCTTCCTGTTCTAATTCTAGTCTTTGAAGGGGTAGTTTATCTTCATTGAGTTTTACTATGTCATCGATTATGAGGTCAACATCAGATGCAATCTGTTGTCTTTCTTCTCTTTGTCTTCCATCGATGTAATTTCTATCTTGAGGTCTTGCAGTTTCTATCACTTGGTCAAGTGTTGTAACTCTCTGTTCTAGTCTTGCAAGTTGTGATTCTTTACTTTCTATTCTCTTGTCTATGATAGACATTTCAAGTGTATACGAATCACCCGTAAGTGTTGTCTCAATGTTTGCTTTTGAAAGGAACCCAAATATACCCAATGACGTAATCAACATTAACACTACGACTGCAGTAGTCAAATAGTATTTCATGTAATTTAATCTATCCCACTGCAAGTGTAGATAAGCTGCAGTTACTAACTTACCAAATTCTAAAGACCCTGCCATGATTACCACGGACAACCATGCACCACTGAACATAGTTGCAAGTCCCAATACTGAGAACCATGCAGCTATCCCTGCGATACCTATTGCAGTACCTAGTGCTAACCAGTTAAGATGTTTAAGACTTCCTTGCATACGATATAATTTCTATTTCTTTTGTGAGACTGTTTTCAAGGACAACCTCTCGTCCTCTATCCAAATCCAATTTCAAAAGTGTATCATCTATTATACCTTCTGCAACCACTTTTTGCAAGGGGTTTCTTGTCATTAATTTAAATATTCTGTTGTCTACAGAATGTTTCTTACGTCTCACTACAGGTTTGTCTGTCGAAACAGCTGCCCCTGTAGAGTTGATAGGTGCATCTTCATCAAACACCTCGGGTACCATATGGTCGTATAACCCTTCTGCGAGTGTTATGCCAGCTTTGTAGTCGGTTACATAATGTAACCCTGCGAGAACCCTACCATATGCACATATATCTGCTCCCTTTAGTAACCCTTCCTTATGGTCGGGATACTGACCTCCATAGTATAGTGCAACAACATAGGGTTGTACTGTGTGTCCTGATGGGTATGATGGTGTCTTTGCAGTGTCTGTCACAAATCTTTCATACTCATCGTTTATCAACTTTGCAAATTGATATGGACGAATTCTATTGTAGTGCATCTTGAAGTGTCTGACGATGGGTACACATTGTTGTTCAATGTATTCTATTCTATCGTCTTCGTATTCAAGATTATTGTCATCAAGATATTTCTTGATGAAGTGTGATGAATCTTCGTCACACAATTTATACTGTTCTTTTTGTTCTTCTGTAACATTTAGAGATGTACGTTTAGTTCTTTTGAAGTCTTGTAGACACTCAGGTGAACTGTTCTTTGGGGGTTCGGGTAACTTTATGTCTTTCCAGTTATCATCAAACAACTCTATATTTTCATACTTAGGTTGTTTGAGATTCTCTTTCTTATCGTAAGATATATTGTCCCAATCTTTACTCTCAGTAAACATCATCTTCTGTTACCAATACTCTTTCTTCTCCGATGAAACCGACATATACACTTAGTCCATACACTATAGAGTGTTCTGCAACTACTTCTATGTCTGTCTTCTCAGGATAGACTATAAAACTATATGAATCTACATCTTCGTTCTGTTTCAACTGTCTTCTTAACTTGTAAGAACCTAGGTTTAGTTTACCAACCTCGACCCCTTCTGCGATTGTCTCGGGGGTTAATGCCTCTGTATCTTTGAGGTGTCTATAAAAATCTTCACACAGGATATCTGCCTGTATGTCGTCTAATTCAAAGTGTTCCTTTAACAGTGCAAGTGCAACTGCATAGGAAGCTAATTGTGATTTACCAAAAGGAACTTTCTCTATCAGTTTCTTTAGGTTGAACACCAATCTATGTAGTGGTGTTAATGAATTCTTTTCTTCACCCGTCTTCGGGTTGTTCTCGATTTTTATTTGTGGATTTGTGGGGTCGGGTAGTGTCTTTATTCTATTTCCTTTCTCATCAATAAATCCAAACCTATATGCCTGTGTCTTCTTAAAGGGTGTTACTAACATCTTCAGTATTCTGAAAACTATTAGTGAGTCTATCATTCTATTTGGCATTATAGTTCTCTAAGTTTATTTACCAGTATACCGTCTATTGGTATTTCGGGTCTCCAGTCTTCTCTAACGTATTCCATATAAAGAAGTAATGTTTTTATAGTTGACCAGTATGAATCTTCGTTGATTTTGAATTCTAACATTCTCATACAAGCATCATATCCGAATACATTGAAGAGACAAATGATGTGATTTAACATGAGTCTTTCTCTAGACTCACCAAACTCGTGATAACGATATAGTAATCGTTTAAGATATCTGAATCTTCTTAAATCATCCTGAAAATCATCTAGACTCTCACACTGAGGGTCATCGTAGTGCTTCATTGCGAAAGCACTGAAATTCTTCACTGTTAATTTATCAAAAAGACTCATAATGTAATTATATTTAGTACAATCCTCAACAGAGAATTATACTAAACTACCGTAAACTTTGTATGTACCGTTCTCTAATTGCTCGTACTTTACTTTAACGTTGTAGATGACTGACTCTGTTTCTAGTTCATCGATAGGTGTGTCTACAGTTTTACCGATGATGTTTCCATATCGTGAAAAAGGAATCTCAAACTCACCGTTTTCAGTTAGTTCGTCACCTTCAGTCCCATCTACTCGTGGGTCATCAGATACAACTTCTTCTCTGTTTAATCCTAACAGTGCAAGTTTTGCTTCGATTTGTGCAATTGCAGCTTTTGGATTCAAGAATTCTGACACTGCAGTGTGTCCTAGAATTGCATTGATGGTGTTTTTTACATCTGAGTCTTCTAAGTCATGAGGAACCTTGTGCGAAGATAACCCCGCACCTTGATATCCTACCATGTTTTCAGAAATGTATTCTTTAAAATTTTTCATAATTATGCAACTACTGTTATAGTTCCAGCAGCTGTTCCTATTGCACCACTGTTTGTGATTGTTGCGTTACCACCACCTGCTGTGTCAACAACTGTTCCACCACTTAAGTTCATTGTGTTTGCACCAATACTTAATTCGTCACCTGCGTTTGTCGCTGCATTTGCAGCTCCGATTGCAAGGTTGAATACGAGTTCGTTAGATGTTGAACCACTTGCATATGATAATGTGTGGTTTGTTCTTTGGTCATTAACAACTGTTAATGTTGGTGTTCCACTGACAGTTACATTCTCATTGAATATAACTTTAACAGATAGTGTTCCACCTTCTGATTTATCGAATGCTGTTGATACAAATTCGATGTTTGTAATATCTGCTTGGCCAATTCCAACGGCAAGGTCTGCTCCAGTTGCAACAAGAATCTCTTCTAGATTTCTTGAACCAACTGCTTTCTTAAGAACCCAACCCTCAGGTTTAGCTATACAGTTTTTCTTGTCTGCATCTGAAAGATATTTTGGTTTACTTTCGTCTGCGTCTGATACTCCCCATAGTGCCATTTTATTCTCCTAATTTGATTTGGATACTCTCAATATAGCGTTAAATGCTTTATTGAATGACTTTGTATCCTTTTGTAATAGTTGTAAGTATTTAGTACGAACAGGTGCTCTAACCTTCATTAAAGTGTCATGAACTTTGACTGCATCTGCATTACTGACTTTAGTCTTTTTCATGTCATCTGTTCTTACTTCTCCGTCCTTAGTACCGTCTTTAAACTTTCTAAGTTGCATCAACATTGATGCATCGGGTCTGTTCTGAACTCCTTTTGCTTTTGATTGTAAAGCATCTAAAGCTCTATTAATAACTTCATCCTCATCTGCCTCAGCATACTTACCCTTTGCCATTGTAGATATCTTAAGGATTTTAGCTCTTAAATCTTTTTCGTTTTTTGACTGTGATACTGCACGTGCAATCTTTTTGTTACCAGCATCTGACATCATACCGAAGTCTGAGATTATTTCCATAATCTGTCTAACTTCTGCCATGTTCTTCTTAACATAACCAAGTTTTTTTAACTTCTCTTTGAAAACTTTAAATCGTGCATCAGTAGTCATAAGTTTTTCTACTTCTTGTACAGTCATTGTTTTCTTTTCTTTTTTCATGTCTATCCGTACATTTTTGCAAAAGATTTAAGGTCAAGTGTTTCAAATGAACCACTGTCATCTTGGACTCTGAATGCTAACTTACCTTTAAGAATTACAGGTTTAGCAGTATACGTTCCTAGTTTACTTCCATTGGAACGTTTTAGTCCTGATATTTCTGAACCATAGATAGAAATTTTCTTCATCTTTGGTGCTTCGTCTAAGTCCTTTACTGTCTCTTCTTTGTTGAGAATCTTTTGAGTGTTTACTTTACCAATGAGTGTCAAGATAACGTCTCTTGCCTTAAGAACAGCTTCATAATCTTTATTGTATTTCATGTTCGTAAGTTCTTTGTCACCCATACGTGCAATCTTCTGATAACCTTTTAGAACTGCTTGCATATCTTTAGATAGTCTTTTTAGTGAGTCAACTTCTTTTTGTTGAATCTCATCTAAATGCATTTGTTTGTATGTTTCTAGTAAATCTCTCATATTACTTCTCGTCAAAGTGTGTTATTGTTGAAGGGTCACCATATGATGATTTACCTCTTGCAATTGCATCAAAGTCTCTGAGTTTCTTCTTAGTTCCACTCATAACGATTACTGTATCTTTCTTACCTTTGTCCATAGTAATCTTTAGACCCATCATTTTTGCAGAACGAATGAATTTTTGTTCTTCGGGTTTCTGCATTCCCTTTACTCTGTAAGTAATCATCTCTTCTTTAAGAGTTGTTTCATGCATTGTTTTGTATGCATCCATCACTGATTCTTTTACTTCTCTTTTAGGTGCAGGATTTTTCTTTCTGATATCTAAAACTGCTCTCCAAAGTTCTTCTCTAGTCATAGTATCACTACTACCGTGTTGTTTGAATTGCATTTGGAAAAACTGGTACATTTCTTTGTATATAGCTTCTGCATCTAAAAATGATGTCGTAAGTTCTCTAAGTTTTCTATTTGCTTTTGCATTTGCCTGTGCGTTGACTCTTACCTTATCGTTAACAAATGCAAAATAGTAATCACCATCGTAAATAGGATAACTTAGTGATAACCATTCGTTTTTTAATGCACTATTGTTGTAGTAGTGAGTGTCTTTATCGTTCTTTTCAATCCACTCTTGCTCTTGTTTATCGATACCAACTTTCTTAGAGAAAACCTTTAGTGGCATTTCTTTAGACATCTTTGCCATAAGTTACCTCGGCATTCCTTTAGGTGCTTTTCCTTTTCTCATCTTAGACATGATTTTCCGTTCCATGTTCTCATCTATAGGTGCATATTTCACACCATCTTCCCACATTTGTTTGTAAGCATCTAAAATATTTTTGTGTTCAGACATATTTTCTTTTTCTCTTGTCTGTTTACCCTTTAACTTCTCCATGTCTTGCACATGTTTAAGGTTTAATTTTGCTTTGGCTTCTGCATCACCTTCTTCACCAACTTTCTGTAAGAATTTTCTTGCCTTGATTCTGTCGTGATAGACAAACGTATGCATCTTACCACTTTTGTCATCTTTGACTGTGTAACCTTTTGAATCTTTCTTTACGATTTTACCCATGTACTTTGTACCAGTTTTATCGTAATAGTCTAATTCTAAACCGACTCTTGCCTCTTTCTTACCTTCAGTACCCATACCATGTCTAGCTGCAGTCCTGTAGTTCTCACCTAGATTTACTGATTCGTTTGCATATTGTAATGCATTTTGTACTTCTTTTGCTTTGAGAATTTTATCACCGTAAAAACTTTTGATTTCTTTTCGAGCAATAGAATCTGCACCACCTAAATCAAGTGCAACTTGCACTGCTTTCTTTAAGTTTGCATCTTTAACAGGATTCCTACGGAAATAAGTAGATATTTCTCTACCTGTTAACTTCTGTCTTCCATACGGGCCTAAGGGGTTTACCTTTCCGTCTGTATCTAAAACTTTTTTTGCTTCGTGAAATAGGTTCATTAGTCGTTCTCTTTGAGTTTCTCTTTCTTCTTCATGTCAGCTTCGTAGTCTTCTACTTCTGAACATGTGTACTTTTTACCTGATACTACGAAGTCTTTATCTCCGTTTTTTCTTGCATCTGAAAGTGCTTTAGTGAATTCATTACCTTCGTCATTCATTGCCTTACCAATAGCTTCTCTTCTCTTTGCAAGATAGTTATCTGAATCGTCCTTGTCTCCGTCATTATCGACATCACCGTCTTCTTTTCCTACAGGGTCAAGTTTCTTACCCTCTAAGATATCACGTGATGTTAAAATTAATGATTTGGTTAGTTCATCAATCATTTTCTCTCCCCTCTTCGAAGTACTTGAACATTTTCCTCTTTCCTTCCTTTGTTAAATGTAATTGTTTTGCAAGTCTACCTAACATGTTTCTTTCTGTTAGTTTTTCTATAGTTTTTTCGGGTGTTTCGGTTTCCTCAGGAAGAGGTTTTACACCAGCATCTTTGAACATTTTCATTAGTTTGTTGTTGGTAGGTAATGTAATCTTTTTCTCTTTACCTAATTGTGCAACTAACTTTGCAAATCCTTGTGGATTTTGTTTCTGCATTGACTGGACTACTTTGACACCAGTCATAGATAACATCTTTGCAACACCGTATTGTGAATCTTTATCACCCTTGAGATTGAATAACTTATCAATCATTCCACCAGCAGATGCCTCTAGAATTACTTCTACGTCATCTAATTCAGGAAGTGAATCTTCTTCAAATCCAGTGGTTAGTTCGTTTTCTATCTCTTCGTTTAAGATGTCGTCAGCTGTCTTCTCTACACTACCTTCTTTGAAAGTTATGTGTCCACGGACTTGTTCTAGTTTTTCTTTCCAGTTTTCTGATTTATAACTCATAGTACTATTATTTATGTTTTTTTAAAACTTACCTCGTGGTATAATCGACCCGTCCTTTGGAGAACCGTCTTTATTATACTTTGTTGGTGGAAATCTATCTAAGTTTTCTATCCTTAGTATCAAATCTCCTGTTCCTTTTATTATTCTGTGATAAACTTCTCTAGTAATTTCAAACTTTTCTCCAACCTCAAGTTCGAATGGTAGTTTTTCGTCAAACTGAAACTTCCATCCTACTGATTTTAACACTGTGACAAGTCTTGTTTCTTTGTCTCTATGCCATATCAAATCATCGGGATTTACTTCACCTTTAAATCTACGTATCTTGTAGATTTGTTCTGTTCCGTACTTCCTTCTATCAATGTCTTCGAAAGGAAAATCCATTACAGTTCTATTCTATCACCCTCTTCGATTTTCTTTTCAGACCATCTGTCTGCCCATGATTGACAGTAAAATTCTGTCTCATCAGGCATCGGGTTTGTTGCAATTAAATCACCGTTTTCTACTAAATCGATTTCATAACCGTTTAGTGGATTACCTTCGACTACATAGATACATGCATGTCTACGATTAGTGTTACTACTGTAGATATGTAATAATCTGTCGTTAGTGTCATCTCTTAGATGAGCCTCAAACTCAAACGAGTGGTCTTCAACTTCCAATGTATCGGGGTCGTACTCCACAGTCGAGTGTTGTTGTGGTTTTGTTTCTTCAACCACTTTCTTTTTTTTCAATGATATAGCCATTATACTAATTCCTCTTTTTTCAAATCAATTTGTTTAATAAAATTCTGACACCAATTATCTGCAACGTCTTCTGCATAAGATTCACTATGGTTGTGAACCTGTCGTGTTGCAATTTGTTTGTCTGATATATATAGGTCTACTTCGAAACCTTGTTCTGTCGAATAAACGTTTGCACGTCTATTATCATATGTGTAATTGTGATATAGTGTTCTCACCCCACTCATAATATACTCCTATCTTACCAAAAGAATGAACCACCACCTGATAGTCCTAATTGTTTTGCATAACGTGGTAGTCTGCAACTCCAATAGGCAGCTGATGTTTTATCCGTTTGGGATGAACAGTTATGTCTAGCTGCAAATGACTTTCTTGCTTCGGGGTCATCTAACTTAACTGATAGATTACTCCCTCCGTCTTTTGCACCGAAACTAACTTTCTTTACATTACCTGAAGAAGGGTCTTTGACATAAACATAGAACTTCTTAGCTCCACCCCTTTTAGGTTTGTTTAGTTCCTTTTCCTTCTCATCCTTTTCTTCGAATGTTAAACCTTTTAGATTTAACTTTTCGAAAATTGAAGGTTCAGTCTCTTCCATAGGACAATCCAATGGTACTAATTCACCTTCAAAAATTTCAAATTGACCTATGTCTGTTTCAATAGTCATCTTGTCAACTTCTGTTAATCTGTATCTATCTTCTGCAACTAATCGTTTTACTTCTTTAATTACTTCAAAATACATTGTAGACCCCAATCTATATGGATTGTCTAAAAAGTTGGTGTTGTTTTCTTGTAGTGATTCAATAACTAAATCAACACCTTGTTCTCTCAACGTCTTCATGCTAAGTCCTTGTCGTGGTTTAAATTACCTTTTTTCTTCTTGACAATAAATGCATTCACTCTTGCATGACCCCACTGTTCAGGTGTTGTACCAGGCCTATGTTCTGTCTTCCATGCAGCGACTCCACGTTTATATACTTTCTTAAGTACACCAACACTGATACCACTTTTCTTTGACTTGTCATCGAATGAATCTTCTTCTAGAGGTTCAAAAGATTCTTTCATGCTGTTTACTTTTTGTTGTGCCTTTTTATATGCACTGGGGTCTTTCTTTTTAATTTCCTGACCAACTTTTTTAAGAGTTTCTAGTTCACTATTTGAAGGTTTATAATTTTTATTTCTTTTGAATTTACTTTTTATGTTTTCTATTGCTTTTTCAGTTTTACCAATAATATCAATTCCTGCCATTTCGGATGCTATAAGACCTACAAGTGCGACTGTATTTACTGCTATATAAGCTGGTAGTGCAACTGAAAGAAAACTCATAACATCTTCTTCTATGTATTCTTCAGTGTAGTATGTTGGGTCTACTTTATACCCATCCTTCTTAAGTTGTGCAATCTTCTTCTTGTCTTTCTTGATGTTTAAAGTTGCACGTGAGTATCCCTTTTTGTCATTTTTAACTAATCTGACATTGAGTTTTTTCTGTGCTTTAGTGGGTGCAAATTGTTTTACCAAATCATCTCTACCATAGAATGCACCTTCATCAACCTCTACTGATTCGTTATATGGGAAACCTTTCAAAGGATTATCAAACTTCTGACTAAAGTGTAACTTTTGTTTTACATCATCATTTTTCTTTTTTGCTTCTTTGATGTATCTCTCAACCATTTGGCCTGGAGTATCTTCCATATATGCATTTTTCATTTCTGATGTACCTATCTCATGTACACCATTGTCGTGTTTATTACCACTCATTTTTTCTCCTTCTTAATTTTTTTATCTGCATCCTTATCTTCTTTGGGTACACAATTAGGAACCATCTTGTTTCCCTTCTTTTTCATACCTTTTTGCATGTGTGTGTCCCAACATTCTTCGTCAACGTTTTCACCGTCATTTATGAATGCATAACTTGATTTAATGAATAAGTCTGTAGTTGGTCTTTTATGTGACATTGATACACTTGCACCTACCATACGTGCAATCTTGTTCATTAACACTACACCCTTTTCTCTACTTGAGCTCATCTCTTTACCGACTTCTCTCTTTACCATTTTTGCAAGAGTGTCTATAATGAAACCTGTATTACCTACGAGTTTTCCTTCGTCTAAGTCTGTGTATTGTTCTTCACCGAACATCTTCTTGTATTGTTTAGTGTACTGTGATGGTTTAGTGTCTGCCTTTGCATCGCCTGGTGCTTTCTTATATGCACTTGAGTCATCATCGTCCTTTTTAGAATTCTTTGCAAAATGAGCTGCACGTTTATCTTTTGTCTTCTTAGACATCTTATCACCATCTGCATCTGCAGCGTAGTATCTTTTAGGTTGGGTACCTTTCTTGTCCTCGACATCTTTGTCTTGTGCAGTCTTTATCTTTTCTCTAATTAAATCTAACATAATACTATTTATCGTTTTTTCTTGGTGAGTTCTGATTGTTTCCAATCTTGTGCTTTATCATTTGTAGGGAACTTAGATGCCCATGTCATGACTTTACCAAACAGTTTGTTTACCTTTGTATCTAATGATGCAAGGTCATCGTCATTGACTACTTCAATGAAGTCTCTTCCAAACATCTGTTTAAATTGTTTTGCATTCTTCTCTGCATTATTCCAATCGTTTATGACTATGTCGTCTCTGAGTTTTCTTGGTCTCATCTGATTTCTTTTGAGTGCATTCTTAAGTGATGTTTTTACATAGACCATTTTATATTCATATCCTGCTTGGTCTAGTAAATCTTTGTAATCTTGAATCTTAGATTTCTTTGCAGCTGTAGTGTCAAATATCATTCCTAATCTTGCATTGATATATGCACCCATTTGTTTACCTGTAATCTTCTTTGCCTTTGCTCTGATAGGTGCATAGTCATCATCAGATGCTTTTCTTAAATCTAATGACATACCTGCTTTCTTCAAACCATTCTCAAATGCTCTATCAGTGTTTACTAGTTTTAAACCTAGTGATGGTAGTGCAAGTTTATCAACCACAGTTGACTTACCTGAACCTGGCCCACCCATGAGGAACACTGCCTTGAAGATACCTTGGTCGTACACTCCTTCAGTTAACAGTCCTTCATTCAACATGTCATCAATCATATACTTTGGAAATTGTGTAACCTCTTTGATACCCATTCCCTTTCTTACTGCATTGTATAATTTCTTTGCAAGTCTCTTACCTGAAGATGGAACACCTTCTGTGAATGACTCAAGGTCACCTTTCTCTGCAAACATTCTCATCTTAGATGCAGACATCCCACTTACATCATCTGCATCGGGGTCTCTCTCTCCTGCTGATACAACTGAAATGTCATCAAACTTATAGAAACCATGTCTACCTTTTACACTGTTATATTTTGTTATTATGTTTTTGAATTCTGCAATCCTATCTGAACCTACAATCATAACTATGTTTCTGTATCCTTTGTCATATAAGAACACTAGTATTTGAAATATCTGTTTTACGTCTTCGTTTACTACGTTTACTTTTCTACCAAAGAATGATTTTAAAAATTTGACTTTGTCTTTATGTGTAAGTGGATTCTTTACTTTGTCACTAGAGTGTGATGAGAACAGGATGGGTTCCCCTCCTACTTGTTTAGACACTTTGACCATTTGGTCTACAAGTTTTTCATGTCCGTTTGTAGGTGGATTGAAACGACCAAAAGTAAACACTGCTGGTTTACTTTTTGCTTCTGATATAAATGATTTAAACTCTTTCATTATTTGTCCCAGTTCTTTGCAACTGTAAAGTTATTTAGTGAGAATTCCATACGGTCTACTAACTTGACAGCTTTACCATCTCTATCAATTGCAACGTATCCTTCGGGGTTTACTACCTTGTATCCTGTATCAGTTTTTACAAAAGTACCAATACCCTTAACTCTGTTGAGTGCAACGATGATTGATTGTTTTGCATCCATCAAACCTTTTTGGAATGCAGTGAGTCCATCAATCATTCTCTTGATTGATTTTAGTTCTCTCAGTAATTGGTCTCTGATTTCAGTTTTTGCTTGTTTGGTTTTTTCTTGTTTGTATGTTTTAATTTTTGCATTCCACTTATCTTCTACGTGTTTTAGATATCCTAATGTAGTAGGATTGTACTTACCAGTACGAATCATTGAATTACAGTATGTCTTATATGATGCACCTACCATACCTTTGTTTGCAAATTCTTGTTGGACTTTATTGAACTTAGTCAAGTCTTTTCTTTTTATCTGATGAAAGTTTCTACCCGATAGTGTAAGGTGTTTGGAAAGTTCAAGTGTTTCTTTTGCAGTCATTGATGACTTACCACTCTCATCTTTATATGATGCATCATCTATCCACACATCTCTGTTTGAACCTAATGAACTAGTGGATGCACCGAATGATGCAGATAGGTCTTCTATAGTGTCACCACTGTAAGTAGTGTGAAACACAATACCATATTTTGCATCATCAATAGTTAGACCCAACTGAGAAGTTTTGTCTACTGCATATAAGATAGTGTTGGGTTGGAATGTGATACATTGTGTACCATCGATGTTCTTTTCTTTCTTATCTGACTCTGTAAACATCAAGTCACCTTGCATGACATTAGTCCATGTTAGTTTAGATAAGTGTTTGTATGATTCAATGAACTTTGTTTCTAAGTCTCCACTTAGTTCATCTGCATCTTTGATTTGTTGTTCGGAAGTGTAGTATTTAGGTTCCTTGTTGAAGAGTGATTTCTTTGCAACAAAGAATTGATTTGTTTCGGGATGTAGACCACAGAATATAGCAGGAGCTCCATCCCACTTTACAGTCATGTTGACTCCTTTCTTGGAGTTTCCCTTCATCATGTCACGAAGACCACGAAGGAAGTTGATAGCTGCTCTTCCACCATCAATTCCATTATTAATGATTTCGTCTTCGAGATGTTCTAAATGTAGATTCTTAACTGCCATAATAGTAAACTTTACCTGTTTGTCTACTATTTATGTTTTTATAAGTGGTCGAGATGCAAGTTTCTCGTTTATTTCTTGAATTTGTTTTTGATAAAAAGAAACCATTGCATCATCCTTTTGTGTCTTAGCTTCTTTCAGTTTTCGTTTTAAGATAATCTTTTTGTTGATTGTCGTTATAACGTTGTTAATGTGTTTTTTCTTGTTCATATCACTGCATGTAGTTCAAACAGTTTAAATATCCATCATACCCAAAAGTTGATTCTGTGTTCTCACCATCCACCCAAACATCACACATTTCATAACTATATGTAAAGTTGTAAGAGTATATGGTATTACCTACTACTTTTGTAATGTTAACACTATCACCTGTACCTAGGGATGGAAGTATTAAACTTTCAAAGTTATTCATTCCTCTATTCAATAAGGATAATTCCTCATGTACACTGACTACATCCTCTTTAACGTATGAGTTGACTGTGTTGTATGGGGATTTAAAATAGGTTGTAATATTTTCACCTGTGCAATCCTGTAATTCAAGACGTACCATATCATCGTGCATCTTTTCATTCCTCATCCAATCTGAACAAGTACCATAGTCACCATCATAGTCTTTTAGATTAAAAGTCCATGTATTACTATTTATAAGATTGACATCAGTATTTTGTATAACTGAGTATGAATAATTTTCTTCATTGGTTACAGATAAGTTGTCAAGTTCTGTTAGTGTTATAGGTGCAGAATCTATTGTATCGTTTACATAGTTTATTGTAACATTCCATACTTTCTGATATCTAGATTCCCATTCACCATTACTTACTGGTTCGGAAGACATTTCTATTTGTACTCCTATGTCTGTTATAGGGTTGGTTGATAGTAGAGTAGTTATACTATTAGTTTCAATTATAAACTGGAATTTAGTATAATCAGTACCCACGTATGCATCTTTGACTTTGTATATATCTATGAGTACATCAGTCAATCTTTCTGCAATCTGTTGTTTATCCGTCTCTCCTGTTGCAATGTAGTCAACGTAAAAGTCTTCTAAGGATAATCCTGTACCTGTGTACAATTCAGTCTCAAAGACACTTACATTTCTCCTTATGTTTGTTCTGACACTTTCACCTTCAGAACTACATCCTTGATAGGGGGTGAGTTGAGAGTTTTCAGATGCAATCATGTTACCCAATATTGTAGTAAAGGGTGTAATGAATTGAGCTTCATATGCAGTTGAACCTTGAGGTATCATATAAAGTGTATAGGATTCATTTACATATCCCCTGTCACTGTCATATGCAC